CCGCATATAATGACTGGACTTGGTGCATTTGGTACTTTTTTACAATCAAGAAGAGCAAAGAAGGCAAGAAAACCATACGAAAAAAGAAATGAAACATCCTCTAAAGAATCAAAAGAAGATATGTTGCAACGAGTAAGAGACTCACAGGAACGTATTGAAAATGAGGTAAAAAATAAAGAAGAAATATTAAATACACCAACTGACTTAAATAAATTTTCTGGTAAAAAAATCAGTCCAGATATAAAAAAGAAAATTGATAAACCTGAAAATCAGTTTAATTCTTTTGATCCGTTAATAGAAAGAAAGATGACTGAGAGTGAGAAAAGAAAAGATGACAGATTGAAGAAGAAGTATGATAAGTCTGATATGAAAAAGAGTATGCAGAAGCAATATGGTAAAGAGGTGGGTAAGAAAGTATACTTTGCAACAATTCGCAAACAAGCGATGGAAGAAGAAAAGAAAAAGGATCACGAACCAGAGATGATTCGTAATCAGTTGAAAACTGCAAAGAGAGCATCAAAGAGAATCAAAAGTCATACTTTAAAGAAAGACAACTTCAAAGCATGGGTACAATCAAAGATAACCAAAGCATCTGATTACTTAGATACTGCTGCAGATTATCTTGATAGTAAAGATGATATGAAAGAAGGGAAAGATCCTAAGTTAACCAAGATAGTGAAGCAACTGCGAAAGTCTGTAAAAAGTCATGGTAAACAGGCAGACTATATTGAAAAAGTTAACAAGAAAGATGTAAAGGAGGAAAAAAAAGTTGTAATGACTCCTACAATGTTAGCGATGTTAAAGTTAGCAGATGCTAAAAAAAGAAACAAAAATGCTCTTCTTAATTTAAAATACGTAGGAGAAGAAAGTAATCCTCGTATTCCTCGAAAGAAAGGACAACCTGCTAACTCAAAGAAACACTCAGATCTATACACAGATGAAAATCCTAAAGGAACTATTCATGGACTTGGTTTTAAGGATGTCGCTACTGCGAAAGCATCTGTTGCAAAGATTAGGAAATCAAATAGATCACATGCTCATAAAATTCAAGCAGCAGTTGCTATGGAACAAAGAGCAAGAGAAATGGGTAAAACCTCTGAAGCAGCAGTCTACAGAAAATTCATCAACTCGATGAAAAAGAAAACTAAGGATTGATTGTTATGTCTGATAATGTATATCTTGGTAATCCGAATTTAAAGAAAGCAAATACACCGATTGAGTTCTCTGAAGAGAATATAATTGAGTTCTTAAAGTGTAAGGATGATCCTGTTTACTTCGCAAAAAAATATATAAAGATAGTATCACTTGATGAAGGTTTAGTTCCTTTTGATCTATATCCTTTTCAAGAAAAACTTGTGAGGAATTTTCATGAAAACAGGTTTAATATCTGCAAGATGCCAAGACAGACTGGTAAATCTACTACTGTGGTATCTTATCTTCTACACTATGCGATATTCAATGACAGTATTAATATAGGTATTCTTGCGAACAAAGCAAAGATCGCAATGGATCTACTTGGTAGATTGCAAACTGCATATGAGAATTTACCAAAATGGATGCAACAAGGTATTATAGCATGGAATAAAGGTTCATTAGAATTAGATAATGGATCAAAAATATTAGCAGCATCTACATCAGCATCTGCTGTTAGGGGTATGTCTTTTAACATACTATTTCTTGATGAGTTTGCCTTTGTTCCGAATCATGTGGCAGATGATTTCTTCGCATCTGTATATCCCACAATTTCATCAGGTACTAGCACAAAGGTTATAATTGTATCCACTCCTCGTGGAATGAATCATTTTTACAGAATGTGGCATGATGCTGAGAGAGGTATAAATGGTTATATTCCAACAGATGTACATTGGAATGAAGTGCCTGGTCGTGATGAACATTGGAAAGCACAAACAATAGCAAACACATCAGAGCAACAATTTAAGGTTGAGTTTGAATGTGAGTTCTTAGGATCAGTTAATACTTTAATCGCACCAAGTAAACTCAGAAATTTAATTTATGATGCACCTATAAAGAAAAATGCTGGTTTAGATATTTACGAGGAAGCAAAACCAGAGCATAATTATATGATGACTGTGGACGTTGCTCGTGGGTTGGGTAATGATTATTCGGCATTCATAGTTTTTGATATTACAGAGTTTCCATATAAAGTAGTTGCTAAGTATCGAAATAATGAAATTAAACCTATGTTGTTCCCTAATATTATCCACAACGTAGCAAAAGGTTATAATAATTCTTTCCTTTTGGTTGAGGTAAATGATATAGGAGATCAGGTAGCAAGCATACTTCAATATGATTTAGAGTATGAAAATCTACTGATGGCATCTATGCGAGGTCGAAATGGTCAGGTAGTTGGTCAAGGTTTCTCTGGTAAGAAATCTCAATTAGGTGTTAGAATGACTGCAGCAGTTAAAAAGTTAGGTTGTAGTAATTTAAAAACACTGATCGAAGATGATAAGTTACTAACTTGTGATTATGAAATCATATCAGAACTTACTACGTTTGCACAGAAAGCAAATTCGTTTGAGGCAGAAGAGGGATGTAATGATGACCTAGCAATGTGTCTTGTTATTTTTGCTTGGTTAGTTGCTCAGGATTATTTTAAAGAGATGACTGATAATGATATAAGAAAGAGGATATATGAAGAGCAAAAAAATCAAATCGAACAGGATATGTCTCCATTTGGATTTATATCTGATGGTTTTGAGGAAGAATCTTTTGTAGATAAAGATGGTGATGTATGGAAAGTTGATGAATATGGAGATCGTTCTTTTATGTGGGATTATATGTAATGCTTTATTTTTTTGCAGTAGGAGCGAGTTTTTTTAATTTTTGTTTTTATATCTTTGCTATAGGTTTTGTTATTGCATTGATATTGGAGCAAATTGTAAAGAATAATGGGAATGAAAGAGATCTTTTCATTGTGGTCACAAATAGAAAATTTTTGTGGAGACAAGCATGGATAGTTAACATATTTTGGTTTTTACTTAATATAGGTTTATCAATAGCGATGCGTTCATCTAATACAATGGGTGCAGATTTAATTTGGAGAGGTGAATTGTAATGTTAGATCCAGTAGAAGTTAACAAATCTCTAGATGATATACGTCCTTACATTGAGTCAGACGGTGGATATCTTGAATTTATAGAGTTAGATTATGACTTAGAAGAAAATGTTAGAATGTATTATGGTGTACGAGAAGGTGAAGAAGCAGCAATTGCGAAGGTTAGATTAAGTGGTGCTTGCGAATCTTGTGCAATGAGTGCACAAACCTTACGTATGGGTATTGAAAGACACCTGACGCAGAACTTTCCAGAAATAGTCGGAGTAATACAAGTTTTATAATGGATTTAGAAGATCAGTTTGATTTGGGTCACATTATTCTTAATGAAAGAAAATGTAGAGTATGTAATGAAATCAAAGATCTAATAGACGGTTTTTATTTAACTCGAAAGACAAGAGGTGATATACCATCAGCATATTCATATGAATGTAAGATATGTACTATTAAAAGAATTGTAAAGAGAAGGAAATCTAAAATAACTAAGGAAGAGTGGTATTATCCAGATTGGTAGAGTATGATAACAGTTTACTTTATATTATTTGTTTTGATCATAGTTCTTGCTAATCATCTTTATCCTGATTGGTGATGTTCATGTGTTGTTTCCCCAATGAAAATACCCTTTTGAATAAATAATTTTAAATAAATCTGAGATTCGGAGAGTAAGGGATGGCGTTAAATTTAGCATCTCCTGGTATCGTTGTAAGAGAGGTTGATTTAACCATTGGTAGAGTAGACGCTACCTCTGGATCAATTGGAGGACTTGTTGCTCCTTTTGTTAAAGGACCTGTCGGAGTACCAGTTTTAGTATCAGATGAGTCTGATCTGCTAAAAAATTTTGGTGAACCACAAGAGACTGACAAGCATTATGAAGATTGGTTAGTAGCATCTTCATACTTAGCATATGGTGGAAATATGCGAGTTGTGAGAGCAGATGATACTGATCTTAGAAATGCTTTTACAGGATCAGCATCAAGTTTTAAAATAAAAAGCACAGAGCATTACAATCAACTAGGATACGATAATAACACAATCACTGGTGTTACATTCGCAGCAAGAAATCCTGGCTCATGGGGTAACGGAATAAGAGTTGCAACCATAGATGGACTTGCAGATCAGGTCATATCTGGAGTTGATATAGACGGTCCTGCAACAGGAACTATCGCAGTTGGAATGGGTGTTACTCAACAAGTTCCTGCTGGTACTGTTTTAGTCGGTGCAGGTTCTACTTCAGAATTAACTGGATTTTTCAAGGGTATTATCACACAAGTAGATAGTGCAAAAGATGAAATTTCAGTTAAGTTTATTTCCCACATATCAGTTGCAAATACAGAGACGAATCAAGATTATCAACAGTCTGGAACATTCCAATTTAAATATGATTCAAATAATACAACAATTGGTATTGTTACAACAACTAGCACTGGTGGTATATTAACTGCATTTACAGGATCAAGAGATTGGTTTGACGAGCAACAGTTAACACTTACAGGTGCTGGATCAACAATTACTTGGAATTCAATAGTTGATGCACCAGGAACTTCCTCTTATGCTGCTGCAAGAAATTCAAGATTTGATGAAATTCATGTGGTCGTTATAGACGGTTCTGGAGAGGTTACTGGTAATGCAGGAACAATTTTAGAGAAACACGTTTCACTATCCAAAGCAAAAGATGCAGAGTATTCTGTAGGAAGCACAGCATATTGGAGAAAATATCTTTATAATACATCAAATAATGTTTTTGGTGGTGCACAACCAGCAGGTGTAATTGCAACAGGATATAGTTCTGGATTTACTGCTGCTACTGATATTGCTTGGGATCAGAATGCTGAGGGAATTATATTCGGTGCTTCGGGTAGTAACACTTACACATTAAGTGGTGGGGTCAACTATCAAGGTGGATCAAGTCTTACAGCATCGGGTGCACTTACTGCAACTCTCGGTAATATTGCTGCTGGATACTCATTGTTTGAAAATACAGAAAACTTTGAGATAGATTTCTTACTCATGGGTTCTGGATCTGGAACAAAATCAACTGTCCAAGCGAAGGCAAACAAAATTATCGCTGTTGCGGAGTTAAGAAAGGATGCAATTGCATTTATTTCACCACATCGTGGATCATTTATAAATGACGGAACTGTTGGTACTGTTACAGTAAATGGAGACACCACAATAACTGAAAATGTTATTGACTTTTATTCACCAATCACATCAACAACATACGGAGTGTTTGATAGTGGTTACAAATACATGTACGACAGGTTTAGTGATACATTCCGATATGTACCATTAAATGGTGATATTGCTGGAACATGTGCAAGAAACGATCTTTCACAATTCCCTTGGTTCTCACCTGCTGGTAATCAGAGAGGTGCAATTCTCAATGCAGTAAAACTTGCTTATAATCCAAGTAAATTGCAAAGAGATGATCTCTACTCTAATAGAATTAATCCAGTAATTTTCCAACCTGGTGATGGAATCATTCTGTTTGGTGATAAGACTGGGTTTGGTAAATCATCAGCGTTTGATCGTATTAATGTTCGTAGATTGTTTATCTTCTTAGAAGATGCAATCGCTGCTGCTGCAAGAGATCAACTTTTTGAGTTCAACGATGAAATAACAAGAACAAACTTTGTTAATATAGTTGAACCATTCCTACGTGATGTTCAAGCAAAACGAGGAATATTTGATTATGTCGTCATATGTGACGAAACAAACAACACCGCATCTGTAATAGACAATAATGAATTTGTCGCAGATATCTTCATTAAACCCGCACGTTCAATAAACTTCATCGGTCTAACCTTTGTTGCAACAAGAACAGGCGTATCCTTTGAGGAAGTAATCGGTAACATTTAATTAACTTAAGGAAGTAACAACTCATGGCTACTAGAAACCAATTAAATCCACCTCCATTAAGAAAGATTACTGATTTCAAGAGTAAACTCAGTGGTGGTGGTGCACGTTCAAATCTCTTTGAATGTGAACTCGCATTTCCACCAGCAGTTAATGTAGAAGGTTTGAATGATATTTTGAATAAGGCAAGATTCTTAGTCAAAGCAGCAAACTTACCTGCATCTAATGTTGCTCCAATTGAAGTTCCTTTTAGAGGTAGGATTTTAAAAATTGCAGGTGATCGTACATTTGATACTTGGACAATCACAATTATCAATGATACTGATTTTGCAATTCGTTCTGCTTTTGAAAAGTGGATGAATACGATCAACAGAGTATCTGATAATACTGGAACAACAAATCCAGCAGACTATCAGGCAGATGCATTTGTATTCCAACTTGATCGTAGTGGAGAGACACTTAGAAAGTATAAATTCTATGATGTATTCCCAACTCAGGTTGCACCAATTGAATTATCTTATGATGCTCAAGGAATTCAGGAATTTCAGGTCGAACTTCAAGTTCTATACTGGGAAGCAATTAAAGGTAATGGTGTTAACGCTGGTGGAGAGGACATTAACTAATCTCCTAAATAGTGCTATAATAGAAGTAAAGATATTATACTATGCCTAAACTGTTTGGTTTTTCTATTGATGACGGTAAGAATAAATCACCGTCAGTAATCTCCCCCGTCCCGAAGACGAATCAGGACGGGGTTGATAATTATATTTCTAGTGGATTCTATGGATCATACCTTGATATTGAAGGTGTTTATAGAACTGAGCATGATCTAATTCGTAGATATCGTGAGATGGCATTACATCCAGAATGTGATGGTGCGATTGAAGATGTTGTAAATGAAGCAATTGTGAGTGATCTATATGATTCTCCTGTTGAAATTGAATTATCAAATTTAAATGCAGGTGATGCATTAAAAAAAGCAATCAGGGAAGAATTTAAAAATATAAAAGAGATATTAGATTTTGATCGTAAGGCACATGAAATATTCAGAAACTGGTACGTTGATGGTAGATTATATTATCTAAAAGTCATTGATGTAAAAAATCCAATGGCTGGTATACAGGATCTAAGGTATGTTGATCCTATGAAGATGAAATTTGTTCGCCAACAAAAGAAAGAGGATCCAAGAACTAGTTTAGCAATAGGTGGTAAGAAAGATCCAACAAACGCTGTAAACGAACCTGATATAGAGGAGTACTTTTTATATACAGCAAAACCAAATTATAACTCAGGTATGGTTGCAGGATCTGGTGCAAAAAGAGGATCTGTTAAGATTGCAAAAGATTCGGTAGTATATTGTAGTTCTGGATTAGTAGATAGAAATAAAGGAACAGTATTGTCTTATATGCATAAGGCAATTAAGGCACTTAATCAATTAAGAATGATTGAGGATAGTCTTGTAATATACAGACTATCAAGAGCACCAGAAAGAAGAATATTTTATATTGATGTTGGTAATCTCCCAAAGGTAAAGGCAGAGCAATATCTAAAAGAGGTGATGAGTCGTTATAGAAACAAACTTGTATATGACGCAAACACTGGAGAAGTTAGAGATGATCGTAAGTTCATGTCGATGATGGAAGATTTTTGGTTGCCACGAAGAGAAGGTGGAAGAGGAACTGAAATTACAACATTACCTGGTGGACAGAACTTAGGTGAATTATCTGATATTGAATATTTTCAGAAAAAATTATACCGTGCACTCGGAGTTCCAGAATCAAGAATTGCTGCAGATGGTGGATTTAATTTAGGTAGATCATCAGAGATATTAAGAGATGAACTTAAGTTTTCAAAATTTGTAGGACGTTTAAGGAAAAGATTTTCTGCAATGTTTAATGATATGCTTCGTACTCAATTAATATTAAAGAATATTGTTACACCAGAAGATTGGGAATCTATGGGTGAGCATATACAATATGATTTCTTATATGATAATCAGTTTGCTGAACTTAAAGAATCTGAAATGATTCAAAGTCGTCTCGGCAATCTTGCGACTATAGAACCATACATTGGTAAATTTTATTCAACAGAATATGTAAGGAAAAAAATATTAAGACAAACAGATAGTGAAATAGTAGAACTTGATCAACAGATTGAAGATGAAATTAGCAAAGGTATTTTACCAGATCCAAATGCAATAGATCCAATTACAGGTCAACCTCTGCCACCTGATGGAGGAGGTGGTCAAGATCTAGGAAATAATCCTCAAGATCCTGACTTAGAAGCAGAAGCACAAATTACCGATGCTGATGCACAAAAAGATGCTAGAAAAGCCGAGATATAAATAAATTATATATCTATACTATTTTTATGGAAGATAATGAAACTGAACCAACTAATGTGTTGGATTTGATCGCCACTGATTCTTCTCCTGCAGAAATTACAGATACATTGAAATCAATGATCTATGCGAAGGCAGGTGAAAAAATTGATGGTATGAAACCTTACGCTGCTGCTAGTTTATTTGGTCAAGAACCAGAAGAACCTACAGCAGAACTTGAAACTGAAGTAGATCAAGAACCCGAAGAGGAACCTCAAGAAGATGAGTAGACTATTAATTAAAGGTGCAGAAGCAGCGATGGCTACCGCATCTGGTAGTGCATCAACATTTGGAAATGCAACTGTAGTTCGTGTAGTAAACACTGCAAGTAATGCTGATTACTTAGTTACTGTTGCAGAAAGTGCTGGTGGTACAGTAGTTGGAACCTTTACTTTAATGAGATCTGAAAGTGCATTGATTGAAAAACAAAACAGTCATGTGATCTTTGCTGCTAATGCTGCAGTTAAAGGTTCAAAAGTAGGATACACAAATTAAGAAAATGAAACTAATTACCGAAGAAGTATCAAACGTCAAAATTATTACTGAAGGAAAAGGTAGTAAAAAAAGGATGTGTATTGAAGGTATATTCCTTCAAGGTGAAATCAAAAACCGTAATGGAAGAATGTATCCAATCAACACTCTTGAAAGAGAGGTTGGTAGATATTGTGAAAACTTTATCGGTAAAGGTAGAGCATTAGGAGAACTCGGACATCCCGAAGGTCCAACTGTAAACCTTGATCGTGTATCTCATAAGATTACTTCTCTTGTAAGAGAGGGAAATAATTTTGTAGGAAAAGCAACATTATTAACAACACCAATGGGTAAAATCGCATCATCATTAATAGATGAGGGGGTTAAACTTGGTGTATCTTCACGTGGTGTTGGATCCCTTAAAGAAGATATGCATGGTTGTAAAGTTGTTGGTGAAGATTTTCAACTAGCAACTGCTGCAGATATAGTTGCAGATCCTTCCGCACCAGATGCTTTTGTGAATGGAATTATGGAAGGAAAAGAGTGGATTTGGGAAGGTGGAATCCTTCGTGAACAACTCGCAGAAAAGACCGAGAAGCGTATTAATACACTTGTCGATCAAAAAAGACTCGAAGAGTACAAATTGAACTTGTTTAACGATTTCTTATCAAATCTATAAGCATTATAAATAATATCAGATTTTTTAAATCTAACTAGCCCTTGGTAGCAATTTACAAAAAATGGATAACGTAGTAACCAAAAATGCACAACCCGCAGAACCAATGGTATCTGGCGGTGCCCCTTATGAGGATCTAGGTGGACCTACACCTACAAACTCAAAACCAGACGATGATTCAAACAAGTTGAAGATTCCTGAGTTAAAGACAGTACAAAATGTTGTTAATGCTAAAGCTCAAAAAGGAGATCCTGCACCTAAACCCGTGATGGCAGGTAATGAACTTGAAGGTGAGGAAATCGCTGAAGATGAGGTTACTACAGATGAGGTAGTTGCTGAAGAAGAAACTACTGAAGAAGAAGTAGTTGCTGAAGAGGAAACTACTGAAGAAGAAGTTGTTGCTGAAGAAGAGGATTATGCAGTTGACGTTGAGCAAGACGTTCAAGCACTCTTTGAAGGTGAAGAACTTTCTGAAGAGTTCCAATCCAAGGCAAGAACAATTTTTGAAGCTGCAATTAAAGAAAAAGTTTCAGAAATTAAAGAGAATTTGCAGACCGCATACGAGCAAGCACTCGTCGAAGAGGTAGCAAACGTAAGAGATGAGTTAACAGAGAGAGTTGACGCATATCTTGAGTACGTTGCCGACGAGTGGATTCAAGAAAATGCTCTACAAGTAGAATCAGGTCTCAAAACAGAAATGACTGAATCCTTCTTAGAAGGCATGAAGTCGTTATTTGAAGAACATTATGTATCCGTCCCTGAAGACAAATATGATGTGCTTGAAAGCATGGTAGATAAACTTGATGAAATGGAGAGTAAACTCAACGAGCAAATTGAAAGAAACGTTGCTCTAAATCAAAGACTTGCAGAGTCAACTTCTGATGTCATCTTAGCAGATGTAAGTGAAGGTCTAGCACTTTCCCAGAAGGAGAAACTCGCTTCTCTTGCCGAAAATGTTGAGTTTGAAAGTGAAACAGACTATCGTGGAAAACTAGAAAAGTTGAGAGAATCTTATTTCCCAACTAACCATAGTGCTCCAAGTGCTCACTCAGAAACCATATCTGAGGGAACTGAGGTGGATAGTCCACAACAGATTTCTTCCTCAATGGAAGCATACATGCAGACTCTGAGTAGAGTTGCTAAAAAGTGATTTTTAAATTATAAATTCAAACTAATTACTTAAAAGGTAACACAAATGCAAATGCCTAGCAATGAGGTTTTGCAGGAGAAGTGGTCTCCCCTTCTTAATTACGAAGGTTTAGATCCAATCAAAGATGCACACCGTAAGGCGGTTACTGCACAACTCCTAGAAAACCAAGAAATTGCACTTCGTGAAGAAAAAGAATTCTTACATGAAGCTGCTCCAACTAACGCAGTTGGAAATGGAGGTTTCACCTCCTCTGGTGGTCAAACAGTCGCAGGTTTCGACCCTGTATTGATCTCCTTAATCCGTCGTGCTATGCCTAACTTGGTCGCTTATGACCTAGCAGGTGTACAACCAATGACTGGACCTACTGGACTCATCTTCGCAATGAGATCTAGATTCTCCACTCAGGACGGAACAGAAGCACTATTCAACGAACCAAACTCTGCGTTCTCATCACAGAACAACAGTGGAAACCTAACAAGTGGATTCTCAGGTGGATCCGTTGGTTTTGGTACAACTGGTGGTACTGGTTTAACAGATGCTTCAAACCCTGCAGCACTTAACCCTCAAGGTTCTCAGTCAGCAACAACCTATCCAACTGGACAAGGTATGCGTACTGATAACGCTGAAGCATTAGGTGACGCAACAAACAATGCCTTCAACGAGATGGCATTCAGCATAGAGAAGATTACTGTGACTGCGAAGTCCAGAGCTCTCAAAGCTGAGTACAGTTTAGAATTAGCTCAAGACCTCAAAGCAATCCACGGATTGAATGCAGAGGCTGAGTTAGCAAACATTCTATCAACTGAAATTCTTGCTGAAATCAACAGAGAAGTCATCAGAACAATCTACAAGGTTGCTGAATCAGGTGCACAAACAAACGTTGCAACAGCAGGTGCTTTCGACCTAGACACAGATTCCAACGGAAGATGGTCAGTTGAGAAGTTCAAAGGTTTGATCTTCCAGATCGAAAGAGATGCTAACGCAATCGCACAAAGAACTCGTCGTGGAAAGGGTAACATGATCCTATGTTCCGCAGACGTTGCTTCAGCATTAACAATGGCTGGTGTATTAGATTACACACCTGCACTTAATGCAAACTTAAACGTAGACGACACAGGCAATACATTTGCTGGTGTTCTTGCTGGTAAGTACAGAGTTTACATCGACCCATTTGCTGCAAACTTAGCTGCTGATCAGTACTATGTTGCTGGATACAAAGGTACATCACCTTACGATGCTGGACTGTTCTACTGCCCATACGTTCCTCTACAGATGGTTCGTGCAGTTGGTCAGGACACATTCCAACCAAAAATCGGGTTCAAAACTCGTTACGGTATCGTTGCAAACCCATTTGCAGAAGGTACACAAGTTGGAGCTGGTGCACTTACATCTAACGCTAACCGCTACTACAGAAGAGTTAAGGTTCAGAACCTTATGTAAATCTCTTTACATATTCATCAGAGACCCGAAAGGGTCTCTTTTTTTGTCTAAATAGAAATAAAACTAGTCTAATGAAACCCTCACCAAGAGAAGCAAGAGAGGCAAACAAAGCTTACGAAAAGGTTGTTGACCATCTCATTAGAGAAAATTACTGCTCAAACAAAGTTGATGCTGATAATATAATCAGTGGAATGAGTGAAGAATGGTATTACATGATCATTAATGGATAATGGCTGCTAACCCATATTCAAATCAAATACAGAATCGTAATTTCTTATCACCGATAGGATTTAAATTTGCTTTGGGAAAAACACCTAAAGTGGATTTTTTCTGTACAACTGCAAGAATACCTGAGATAAGTTTAGGTTTAGCAAATCAACCATCATATCTAAAAAATATTGATATACCTGGTGAAAAACTTACCTTTGGAGATCTCAATCTAAGATTTCTTGTGGATGAGAATATGGAAAATTATATGGGTATTCATAATTGGTTAACTGGGTTAGGGTTTCCTGAGTCTACAAAAGACTATGCTGATTTTGTTAAACCAAATCTTGCAGAACCAAGAGAGGATTTAAATCAGTTTAGTGATGGTAAGTTGCATATATTAAATAGTAATTTTAGAACACAAACAATAGTTCATTTTGTAGATCTATTTCCAATATCCTTGACATCTTTAGATTTTGATGCTACACTAGATGATATACAGTATTTTACTGCAGAAGTTCAGTTTAAATATACAGTTTATTTCATTACAGGCAAGGATGGTAGAACTCGTCTATGAATCTTGAAAAAATTCAGGAGATGTGGCAGAATGATTCTGTTATAGATCCTGATAATCTACATGATGAATCACTTAAAATACCTCAACTACATTCAAAATATTATACAGTTTATAATACAATTGTTTTGTTGAGAGAAAAAGCATTGGATCAATATAAAAGAATCAAGTTAGAAAGATATAATTATTATACAGGTAAAGCACCAGCAGAGGTATACGTTGCCGAACCTTTCTCGTATAAAGTTAGAGAAAAAGATGCAATACAAAGACATCTTGAAGCGGATGAAAAATTGAGTCAGATAGATATGAAGATCAAATATTATGATACAATGCTTAAGTTTTTGGAAGAGATTATTAAGGTAATATCAAATCGAACATTTCAAATTAAGAACGCAATTGAATGGAATAAATTCCAAGCAGGTTTTAATTGATAAATAGAATTGGAATGTTCTATATGAATGGCAAAACAGGTATCAGAAGGTTCACTTCATAAGTGGTTCAAAGGATCTAAATCCAAAGATGGTAAAGGTGGTTGGGTCAACGTCGTTACAGGTGGAACCTGTGCGAGTGATGAACCTGGTGAAGGTACACCTAAATGTGTATCCTCTGCGAAGAGAGCAAGTATGACGAAGGCAGAAAGACTCTCTGCTGCTCGTAGAAAAAAGAAAGCTGATCCTGGTCAGCAGTCAAAATCTGGTGCTGCAAAACCAACTTATGTTTCTACTGATAGTCCTCGTAAAAAGAAGAAAAAGAAAATGAATGAGGGTTGGAGTGATAAATATAAACAATCCATTGATTGTGATAATCCAAAAGGTTTTAGTCAAAAAGCACACTGTCAAGGCAAGAAAAAAATGAAAGAAACTTATCAGAGATCTCTTACACCTTTAACAGAAAAGGCAAAGAAGTGTTGGCCTGGTTATGAAAAGAAAGGAACTAAAAAAATGTTTGGTAAAACATATAATAACTGTGTAAAGAAAGAAGAGGTAGAAGTTATTGAAAGTAAGGGTCACAAGTATGACGACTCATTTATAGAAGGTGAAACAGGAAGTAAAAGAGCAAGAAGAGATACAACTGCTGCTATGAATAGGAGTGGTATGGGTTATGGTAAGTTAGGTCGTGAACAACAAGAAAGACGAGAAAGACATAAGGCAGATAGAGGAAAGAAAACTAAAGGAACTAAGGGAGGACATAGTGGAAGTGCTTATCCTCAGAGAAGTCATACTATGGATACGATGTATCCTCATAAGAAAAAAGCACGTTTAGAGAGAAAAGTAAGAGATAAAAAATCTGAAGAGAAAAAATCAGTTCCAGAGTCAAATGAAAAATTAAATCTAACAGATACTATCAATTCAATATTAAGTGAAAGATTAGGTGGAAGAGGAGTATCCCAAAAGGCAGCTGCTGGTTCCATCTATCCTGGTGAAAAGGGTGATGGACAAACTGAAGATCAAGATAGAGGTGCAGGAAATAAAGCAGCAAGACGATCAGGAAAAGAAGTTAAGGAAAAATCACCTACTTACTTAGCATATGTAAAAAATAAAAAGAAAGTGGATGAGGCAGTATCACCAAATAGATTTGCAAGTTTACTTGATAAGAGTAAAAACATGAACTTGGCGAATCGAATGGCGATTGGTAGAGATGGAAAACCAGAAGGACCACCAATTAGTAATTCATCTCCTAATAATACTAACACTAATACTGATGTTAAATTTCCTCCCTCTGGTGGTGGTTTAACTAAACCAGACTCCGAAGTTACAGGAAAAAATGATCTTCCTAACACTAATACTGATACAAAATTTACTGGTAATAATACTAACACTAATATTAATAAAATTACTGGAAATACCTCTGGTCAAAATGTCGGAGGTCTTCTTAAAAATAATACAAGAAAACTTGGAAGTATTTTGAAAAAATCAAATACATCATTAACAACATCATATGAAATAGAGGGTGATACATTATCTGAAGTAAAGGATAAGAAAGGTAAGGGTAGTGGTAAGAAAGATGCTTGCTATCATAAGGTTAAATCCAGATACTCTGTATGGCCAAGTGCATATGCATCAGGTGCATTAGTTAAGTGTCGTAAGGTAGGTGCTGCAAACTGGGGAAACAGTTCTAAGAAAGAATCATTCTCTGATTGGAAGTCAGAGTTTATCTGGGAGGGTCAGGATTCATCAAAAAAGATTGAAGAAAAAATTCAACCAGGTGTAAAAGGTGATGGATTTCTTGGACCAACAGTAGGTGGTTTAGGTATTCCAAATCCAATTAGAATAACAAAGGATGTGGTGGATACGGTCAATAGAAAAAATAAAAATACAGTAGACCGTGTTAACAAAGAGTTGCCTGGTAGTGCAAAGATGGGAAAATTCAAAGAATTTAATCCAACTGTAAGCACAGCAACCACTAAATTATTAGGTATCAAAAATTCTTATGAACCAGATGGTGAGATAGTTGAAGGTCATTATGGTAAAGCAGTAAATAAAATTCCAAAGGAATTAGATAAAGCAGTTGCATTGCATAAGAGTCAAGCAAAAAGATTAAGAGACTCTGATGAATTTAAAAAGGATGCAGGTAAATCTGCAAATAAAATACCTGGTCAACTTGATAAAGCAGTTGCAATGCATACAAAGCAAGCAAAACAATTAAGATCAGCAGGTGTTGGTGAAAAGAATTGTGGTTGTGGTAAAACACCGTGCAAGACTTATGGAAAGAAAAAGGAAATGAAAGAAGACTGGCAGAAGACAAATCGTCAGGATAAAACTGATGGTATGAGTCAAAAGGCAGTTAATGCGTACAAGAGAGAAAATCCTGGTTCTAAATTAAAAACTGCTGTAACAAAGAAACCATCTTCATTGAAGAGAGGATCTAAAGATGCAAAACGTCGTAAGTCTTTCTGTTCAAGAATGAA